GAGAATCAAACAGTAATGTTTGATGCCTATGAGTCTGGCAAGAATCTATTTGCTTATGGTTGTGCTGGTACTGGTAAAACATTTGTTGCTTTGTACCTAGCACTACGTGATGTTCTTAGTGAGAATACACCTTACGAGAAAGTATATCTTGTACGTTCACTGGTTGCCACGAGGGAGATTGGTTTTCTTCCTGGCACTCACGAAGATAAAGCATCTCTATACCAAATTCCTTACAAGAATATGGTAAAATATATGTTTGAGATGCCTGATGACAACTCTTTCGAGATGTTGTATGAGAATCTCAAAGCACAAGAGACTGTATCGTTCTGGTCTACATCATTCCTCCGTGGTACTACACTGGACAACTCCATTGTTATCATTGATGAGTGTCAGAACCTAAACTTCCACGAACTTGACAGTATCATCACCCGTTGTGGTCAAGATACTAAGATCATTTTCTGTGGTGATGCTCGTCAGTCTGATCTCCAGAAGTCTAATGAACGTACAGGTATCATTGACTTCATGAAGATCGTTCAAAGTATGGAAGAAGACTTCCAGATGGTAGAGTTCGGCATCGAAGACATCGTTCGCTCTGGTCTTGTCAAGAACTATCTTATTGCTAAACTTAATCTAGGATTCTAGTATGCTCTTTAATCATGTAGGGATTGACAATCCTGTTGAGATGAACACAGTTACAATCGATGGGAAGAGATACTATGTGACACCACAAGGTAACAAGTATCCGTCAATCACTACAGTGATTGGTAACAACTCCAAGAAGCAAGCAGGTCTTGCTAAATGGAGAGCAAGAGTTGGCAAAGAGAAAGCACAGGGTATCTCTACTCGTTCAGCGACTAGAGGTACTCGCTACCACAAACTCGTCGAAGATTATCTAAACAATATCCTAGACAAGAAGAAGTATCATGACATGCCTTTGCCTTGGTTCATGTTCAATACATCTCAAAAAGTCCTGGACCGTATAAATAATATATACCTACAGGAAGCAGCACTCTATTCAGATGTGCTAAAGATCGCTGGTCGAGTTGATTGTATAGCAGAATTCGATGGTGTTTTATCCATCATTGACTTTAAGACTTCAGCGAAACAAAAACCTGAAAACTATCTGCTGGACTATTATGTTCAGGAGTGTGGCTACGCTTGTATGCTTCAGGAGTTGTATGGAATTACCGTACAACAATTGGTGACTATTGTAGCAACAGAAGAGGGAGACCCACAAGTGAGCGTGGTCCGTCCCAAAAAAGAATATCTAATTTTGTTACAACAGTACATCCAAGAATACCAAGACAAACATGCCGAAAGATCTGGAGGATAAATTTATGACGACTGCGAAGTTTTCGCAGGAGGTGGAGAAGGTAGCATTTGAAAACGAAATGAATTACATTGATGCTATCGTATTTTACTGTGAAAAAAACGAGATCGAAATCGAATCTGTTCCTAAACTAATTAGCAAACCACTTAAGGAAAAACTTAAGTATGATGCCCAGAAGTTAAACTTCATGAAGAAAACTAGTCGAGCTAAGTTGATGCTACTATGAGTAACTTTTTTCAATCGGAAATGGTAAGAGGAGACATCCAAGAAATGATGGAGCTCCAGCGTTATTGTTTCCAAGCAGCACACGCTTTTCCAGTATTGAGTCATGAAAAGAAACTAGAATACTTTAATATTCTAGAAGAACTTATTGAAAAGCAAAAGATTTTCAATGCTAGGATGAGTCTTAGTGATGATCCTGAAGCAACCGAGATGGTTGAGAGCATGAAGATCGCTGCTGTTATGTTAGGTGGCGATGCCAATAAGTCCATCAATGAGATCTTTGATGATCTCCTCTCCAAGGTCTCTTCTATGAGGGACAGATTGGAGAGTGGCACAGAGGAGTGACATCCTCACCCGCCTTTGCTATACTAACTTCGTTGGGCAGATGAGTCAGGGAGACTTGACTGTACGTAAGACCCAACTATCCAACACATCCGAGATATCCAATGTCCTTTTCCGATCTAAAGCGTAAGTCCCAGAACAATTTCCAGTTCCTCCAGAAGGAACTTGAGAAGTCCAGCACCGAACAAAAGTCTGGTGCCGACGAACGACTCTGGAAGCCCGAACTTGACGCTAGCGGTAACGGTTATGCCGTTCTCCGCTTCCTGCCTGCTCCCGATGGGGAGACTGTGCCCTGGGCAAAACTGTACTCCCATGGTTTCCAAGGTCCTGGTGGTTGGTTCATCGAGAACTCCCTCACCACCCGTGGAGACAAAGACCCTGTGTCTGAGTACAACTCTGTGCTGTGGAACAACGGCACTGAAGCTGGCAAGGAACAAGCACGTAAGCAGAAACGTAAACTGTCTTACTACAGCAACATCTATGTTGTGAAGGACCCCAAGAACCCCGAGAACGAGGGCAAGGTGTTCCTGTATCGTTATGGTAAGAAGATCTTTGACAAGATCATGGGTGCCATGCAACCTGAGTTCCAGGACGAGACTCCTGTGAACCCTTTCGATCTTTGGGAAGGTGCTAACTTCAAACTGAAGATCAAGACCGTTGCTGGTTACTGGAACTACGACTCCAGTGAGTTTGATCGTGTTGCTGCCTTGGCATCTAACGATGACGAACTCGAAGCAATCTGGAAGCAAGCATACAGCCTCGAAGCATTCACTGCTGACGATCAGTTCAAGTCTTACGACGAACTGAAGGCACGTCTGGATGCTGTGCTGAATGTTGGTCGTGCTCCTGCTGCTCCTAGCGTCAACGATGAAGAGTATGATCCCGCTCCTGTAAGTGGTGGGTTCAACGACTCAGACATCACTCCTCAGTCCTCTTTCAAGGAGAAGATGACTGCTAACACATCGGATGATGATGACGCTCTGTCCTACTTCGCCGCCCTCGCTAACGACGACTGATGGATGTAGTTCACGCATGGAACTCCATGTCCTACGGGGAGGGGTTCCTCTTCTCCCTGTGGGTCATCGGAATGTATTATATTAAACTCCGTATGGATCGCTACTTCACTCGATGAAAAAGATTGCTTCGGTTTTATTTCATCCACTCACGACGATGAACCTAATGATCTGTGGATGTCTTGGAATGATTCAATTTGTTCACACCAAGGCACACCACACACTGGAGCAAGACGTTCATAGTCACGTCAGTCAAGCACTAAAAAAGAACCCAGAGTTAGCACGAGGTGCCTGCTGGGAACTTAATGATTAGACTCCAGTCTGTTTCAGTCTGTTGCTAACATAATCAGATGACTTCTTGTAGAGCGATGCTTTCCTGAAGTCATCTACCAATCTTCTTAGATACTGTGGTTTGAGGATGTAGATCTCACGTTTCTTTTCATTCTCATAGGATTCATACTCAAACACAGTGACAGGTCTGGATAGATCACTGCCGTCAGCTACTTTGGTCTGTCCATTATCGTGGTATCTGAATCCAGTTTTACTAACTCTGTACCATGCCCCATCAACACGTGTCCATCTGACACCATCGATGACAAAGTTATCAGCATCAATTTCTACGTAATCAAACTCAGTTGGTACGTCATAGGTTAGAGAGAAATTATATTCAATCTCTTGGATAGCATACTGATCGAAGATAACATCACTGCTCGATGGTTGGAACAGTCTGAATCTTGTCTGTTCTGTCTTTGCTTCTGCTGGAACCTGAATAATAAATTCGTATGGTACATTAGAATAACGACCAAACTGTACACCAGAAGGAGTTTGTCTGGTACTTGCTGAGAATAAGTAAAGGTCTGGTAGATATTCTTTTTGTGCTTCTGTTTGTTCAGTACCAGTGTAGAAAAATCCATTACCAATATCTTCATTCCTAACCCACAGTTCAGACAATGTAAATGGTAGATCTACTCCTCGGTCTGTGATCTCAATATCAGTAACTCTACCAGTAGAATCTACAGTGACAGTAAGTCTAACGGAGGTTATGTTTTGTGCTCCTCCGTTGCCCGTGTAACCAGGGACATCTGTGTAGACACCTTCTGGTCTGCCAGGACCACCAAATCCTAGTTGAGCTTGTGGTGTTCCATCGAAGTCAAAATACTGGAGCATACCAATAGGAACAATGATATCAATGTCTTCCCAGTCACCAGCTTCGGAAGTTTTATATTGTAGTTTTAGAATTTCGTCTGGAAGATCTGCTTCCTCACCACCATTAATATCGTTACCAAACTTACCTTTGAATACAAAACTGTCTAGGTTTCTAGCATCTAGTTGGAAGAACTCAGCAAATCTTTCTCCAGCACCCCTGAATCTTAGGTAACCGTTGGATCTAATACCATTTCTTAGTGGAGCATACAGAATAAATCCACCATCTTCACCTAGACCTGTACCATATGTTTCAAAGTTAGCATTCTGTGTGTTGACAACAAAAGAGTTGTCGAACCCATTGCTAGAAAAAACATATTTGTTTTTGTAGTTAATAGTTTCTTGTGAAGAACTTAGATCTGGGAATACACCAGCGACTTTAGTCTCTGTACCATTGTAGAATGTTTCATCCACCCATGTTTTAGGTGGCATCAATACCTTACCAAACTTTTCTACCTGCTCTGCTTCACTCTTGATTTCGTAGTGATGAATCTCATAGTAGGGGTCATCATACTGACCTTCAACATGCTTCCTTAGTTCTGCCTCAGTCATGGGTAGATCAAAGGTAGTATTGATCATGTTGTTAGTCAATACAATGATCCAATCATATGTCGCTTTGCCGTAGACTGCTTCAGCTATCTGGTCAAGTCTTTGACCATCTTGGAGAGCATACTTATTGAAGTATACCGACTGACTGAAAGCAGTTTCACTTATGTTAAAGCGTCTAAAGAAATTATTCGCTACAACATAGTCCGACTCAGAAAAAGGATAACTGATCGGTTTAACATCATACTTGATGGATGGTAAGAAATTAAAATACATCAGTAAGATGCTCCCTCGATATTGATTTCGTTAGAGTAGACAAGTTTTGTCTCGGAGAACTGTAGTCCTAGTTCTACAGCAACTGGTCTACCATCAGTAAATGTACTGTAAGTTCCGTCTGGAGTATAGTTTACATCAACCTGAGTGATAGCACAGATTTTATATTGTGGTAGATGTGGATGAAGAGAAGGTCCCTTCATAAACTGAACTGTACACAACCCAGGGACACCAATGTAATTAGTGTTTGATGCTTCTACTCCTTCACCAGGAGTGACAGCATCTAGGATTGCTTTACCAAACTTTCCAACATCTGCTGCTCCACCAGGATCAGGACCAAAAGTTGGTAGTGCTACCTTTTTAAAGGTGCCGATGATCTTAGCGATGTCTTTTGCTTCGTCTTCATTACGAGCAGACATCTTAAACTTCAAACCAAATGATCTCAGATCAAATCCCTGGAACATAAGTTCTGTGTTGGGATTCAAGACAACACCAAGAGCACCACCGAGTACGTCATTAGTAGATACACTATCATTACCGAGAGCATTGATACCATCAGCAATATTTTGAGCAATTGCTGATGGTACAGCACTGGCAGCAGTGCTAAGACTAGATACAAAGGAATTGATCGCTGCTCCAGCATCACCAGACAAAGTATTGCCAGCTGTTCTCAAGGCATTCATACCAACGTT